GCTCATCGCGAGGAAGTGATCCGTGCTGCTATCGATGCGCCTGAATGCGGACACCGGTGACCGGTCCCCGTGGGCGATGTCTGGTTCTCGCCGGTGCCGTTCCGGGGCACGCCACACTCGGTCAACGCCGACGCGGCAATGCGGCTCACGGCCGTATTCGCCTGCGTGCGCGTGCTCGCCGAATCCGTCTCAACACTGCCGTTCATGCTGTACCGCGAGCAGCCTGATGGACGGAAGACACCGTTGCGCAACCACTGGCTTTACCGGCTGCTCGCCGTAAGGCCCAATGATTTCCAGAATCCGCTGGAATTCCGGGAGATGCTGCAGGGACACTGCACGCTGCGCGGCAATGCGTTTGCACAGATCATCTCGAACAACCGAGGCGAAGTGACGGACCTGCTGCCGCTGCATCCGGATCGGGTGACGGTCGAACTGCTCTCCGATACGCAGTGGCGCTACCGGTATACGCGTCGTGACGGCAGTGAGATCGTGCTCGCACGAAGCGAAGTGTTCCACCTGCGCGGCCTGTCGCCGGACGGCATCGTCGGCTATAACCCGATTACGGCCGCACGCGAGGCGGTGGCCAGTGGGCTGGCTGCGCAGGACTACGGGATGCGCTTTTTCATGAACGACGCGACGCCGGGTGGCTGGATCGAGATGCCAAATGCGTTCCCGTCCGACGAGAAGCGCCGTGAATTCCGCGAGGCATGGCAGCGGCAGCAGACCGGCCGCAACCGGCACAAGACGGCCATCCTCGAGTTCGGGATGAAGTATCACGAGCTGGGCCTGAAGAACGAGGACATCCAGTTCATCGAGACGCGTAAGTTCTCCGTGTCCGAAATCGCACGGCTGTTCCGGATCCCGCCGCACATGATCGGCGACCTGGACAAGGCGACGTTCTCGAACATCGAGCAGCAGTCGCTCGAGTTCGTGATCCATACCCTGCGTCCGTGGCTCGTGCGCTGGGAGGAAGCGATCCGCTATCACTTCCTCGCTGAGGACGATGGCATGAACGTCGAGTTTCCGGTCACGGCGCTGTTGCGCGGCGATGCACAGGCCCGGGCGATGTACTACCACAACGGGATTCTCGATGGCTGGCTCACGCGTAACGAAGCACGCCGCATGGAATCGCTTGATCCGCTCGACGGACTGGACGAACCGCTGCGGCCACTCAACATGGTCGAGGAAAGCGATGCAGCGAGTGCCCCGGCAACCACACAACCCGCACCCGACGAGTCCGATGAAACGTCCGACGATGCCAGGAATACTGAATGAAACACGCGCTCCTGATCTCTGAATTCCTGTCGACGCCGTGGGCGCTGATGCCTGAGCGGCTCGCAGCCTTCACTGGCGTCGTTGCGCGCTGGTCAACGGGCCGGACGGTCGATGCTGACACGATGGCGCGCGTGCGTGCTGATGCCGACATTGTTGCCGCCCGTCGCGGCGCCGCGACCAAAGCGACCGGCGGCGCAATCGCGGTATTGCCAATGTACGGCGTCGTCACCCAGCGTGGCAATATGGCGGACGACATCTCTGGGCCTGGCTCGATGAGCACGCAGCTGTTTGCGCAGTCGCTGCGCTCCGCCCTCGCCGACGATTCCGTCGACGCGATCCTGATTGATGTGGATTCGCCCGGTGGCAGCGTGTACGGTGTCCAGGAACTGGCCGACGAGATCTATCAGGCGCGTGGCCAGAAACCTGTCGTCGCCGTCGCGAACAGCCTGGCGGCCAGCGCTGCGTACTGGCTCGGCAGCGCGGCTAGCGAGTTTTATGTGACGCCTGGTGGAGAAGTCGGCTCGATCGGTGTGTGGTCGGCGCACGAGGACTGGTCGAAGGCACTGGCCGAGGCCGGCGTCACGACCACGCTCATCTCGGCCGGCAAATACAAGACCGAGGGCAGCCCGTACGAACCGCTGTCGGCCGATGCGCAATCGTTCATGCAGAGCCGCGTCGATGACTACTACAGCGCGTTCACGAAGGCCGTCGCACGCAATCGCGGCGTGCCGATCGCCAGTGTCCGGGACGGCATGGGCCAGGGGCGAGTGCTGGGTGCGCAGGCGGCCAAGGATGCGGGCATGGTCGATGACATCGCGACCTTTGACGACGCGATCCGGCGTATGTCGAAAAACCTGCGCCAGTCCGCGAAGGCCCGGGCGACAGCAGATCCTCCTGTTCATCAGGCTCAGCCCCCTGTCACCGATGGCATGGGACGCATCGCGTGCCGGCGGCGTCTGCTCGACCTGATTGGCACGTAACCTCCCCCCATCTCATCTCTCAACCTCGCTTCGGCGAGGTTTTTCATTTCTGGAGCCTGATATGAGCAAAACCCTCCGCACCCTGCAGCAGCGCAAGGCGACGATGGTTGCTGACGCGCGCAAGCTGGTCGATGCCGCCCACGCCGAAGACCGTGACCTGAACGAAACCGAGGCAACGCAGTACGACTCGATGATGGCATCAATCCAGGCCACGCAGCGCCAGATCGAGCGCGAGGAAGCGCTGCTCGAGGCGGAACGCACTGCCAGCGTCACGATCCCCGAGAACGCGCGCATTACTGTATCGGAGAATATCGAGCAGGATCCGAAGCGCGGCTTCCGGTCGCTCGGCGATTTCGCCAGGTCGGTCCAGACCGCGATTATCAATCCGATGCGCGCCGATGAGCGGCTCCGCTACGGGGCCGTCGCTCCCACCACATATGGCGGCGAAGGCTCCGGGCCGGACGGCGGTTTCCTGATCCCACCTGAGTTCTCGCGCGACATCTTTACACTGTCGCTCAGCGAGGATGCACTGCTGCCCTATACCGACGACTATGACATCGAGGGCAATTCGATGGTGTTCCCCAAGGACGAGACCACGGCCTGGGGCACGGATGGCATTCGCGCGTACTGGCAGGCCGAAGCCAACATTGGTACGGCGACGAAGCCGAAGCTGTCGGCCACGACCCAGTACCTGCACAAGATGATGGCACTGGTGCCGCTCACCGACGAACTGATCGCCGATGGCCCGGCGCTCACCCAGTATCTGAACCGCAAGATCGGTGACTCGATCCGCTGGAAAACCAACGATTCGCTGCTGTTCGGCGTCGGCAACGGGATGCCGATTGGTGCGCTGCAGGGCAATGCCGCAATCGTGGTCGCGAAGGACACAGGTCAGGCCACGCAGACGCTGACCATCTCGAACCTCTCGAGGATGATCGCCCGCCTGCCGCCGGGTTCGTTTGGCCGTGCGATCTGGCTGATCAACAACGACGTGTTGCCAGCGCTCTTCACGCTTACGCTCGGCAACTACCCCATCTACCTGCCGATCTCGGCCGGTGCCCAGGAGTCGCCTTACGGAATGCTGTTGGGCCGTCCGGTATTCGTCTCACAGCACGCGAAGAGCTTCTCGTCGCAGGGCGACGTGATCCTGCTCGACATGTCGTACTACCGCACCATCAAGAAGGCGTCGGGCATCGAAACCGCGACCTCGATGCACCTGTACTTCGACGCGGATGCGATGGCATTCCGTACCGTGTTTCGCCTCGATGGCCAGCCGACCATCGTCAATCCGATCAAGCCGGCTAACGGGGCGAACAACCTTTCGCCGTTCATCCAGCTCGCGGCCCGCTGATTCCGGGAGGATCCCACTATGTTTCCGAGTCTGAAACCCACCGATTTCGAGGCGTTGCTGAGCTCGATTGATCCCGCCAACCAGCCTGCCGGCACGGTCGCCACGGCCTGGATCCCGGTGCAGAATTTCCATACGTTCCTCGCATTGATCGGTACCGGCGTGATGGGCACAAACGCCACGCTCGACGCAAAGGTCCGGCAGGCGCAGGATGCAACTGGCACCGGTGCCAAGGATCTCCCCAACAAGGCCATCACGACGATCCAGGCGGCCAGCGGTGCCAACGTGCAGGCACTCGTCAATTTCCGCAGCGGCGACGTCGATACGAACAACGGCTACGCGTTTGTCCAGCTGTCGCTGACGGTCGGCACGGCGGCGTCGTTTGTCTCCGCGTACCTGTTCGGCGTCGGCGGCCGCTTCGATCCACCGGTGGATGCATCTGCGGCGATTCCGGTCAATCTCGGCGACGCGAGCGTCGTCCAGATCGTCTGAGTCCATCGTTGCCGGACTGACCCATGCCGGAAATCCTGCTGCAACGGCCTGTCGGCGAGCCCGTGGATCTCAACGAGGCGAAACTGCACCTGCGCGTGACCGACAATGCGCAGGACACGCTGATCACCTCGCTCGTGACCACGGCCCGGATTGCAGCCGAGACGATCACGCGCCAGCAGCTGCTCCACGCGCGCTATCAGCTCGTGCTGGACCGGTTCCCGATGGCGGGCATCGGTACGCCGCTGCCGTTCGAGCATGTGATCAACTATCCGGCCTTTGCGATCATGCTCCCTCACGCGCCGCTCGTCGATGTAGTGTCGATCGACTATCTCGACATGAACGCCACGTCGCAGACGATGGATCCGGCCGACTACGTGGTCAACGCGGCGCTGATGCCCGCGATCATCACGCCCGGATTCGGAAAGATCTGGCCGATCCCGCTGCCACAGATCGGCGCGGTCACCGTGACGTATGAAGCCGGCTACATGTCGGTCTGTACTGTGTCGGGCAGTCTACCCTCGACGCAGATTCAGGTGCGCGGCCCCGTCACGTGGGCCGTCGGCAGTACCGTCCAGTTCTTCAATTCGGGCGGGGCGCTGCCGACGCCATTGCAGGTTGACGTCCCGTACACGGTGACGGCTGCGAACGCGGGCCTCTATGCCCTGCAGGATCCCGGCGGCAACCCGGTCACCCTGTCGGACGCAGGCAGCGGCACAAGCTATGTCTATGGCGGCCCGGAACCGGTGCCCGAGGGCATCCGCAACTGGATCCTGCTGCGCACCGGCTCACTGTACGAGAACCGCGAGGAAGTGGCCATCCTCAACCGGGGCAAGGTCGAGGAACTGCCGTTCGTGGCTGGCCTGCTCGATCCCTACCGGCTGACGTTGCCATGATCAGGCTGCCATGACCACGCAGATGCGAGCGGGGCAGCTGAATCGCCTCGTTACAGTCCAGCAGCGCAGCACGGCCCGGGACAGTTTCGGCCAGCAGGTCGAGACGTGGACGACCATCAAGTCGGTCTACGCTTACATCGAGGCGTTGAGCGGCAATGAGCGTGCCGCCGCGCAGTCGATCTCAACGGATGTCTCCCACCGTTTCACGGTCCGGTACGACGCGATCTTTGCTGATCCTCGCGTCGCGGCCACATACCGCATCGTCTACGCCAGCCGAATCTTCGACATCAATGCTGCGCTCAACATCGATGAATCGAACCGGACCGTCGAACTGCTCGCGAGCGAGGGACTGACGAATGGCTGAACTCCGATGCATCAAGGGGCTGGACGAGTTTGCCAAGGCGCTCGAGCAGCTGCCCCGCAATATCGGTCGCAACGTGCTACGCGGCGCGGTCAATGCAGGCGCCACCGTGCTGCGCCAGCAGGCGGTTGTGTTTGCGCCGGTCTACGAGGGCGACGATCCACGCCAGGATCCCGGACGCATCCGGCGCGCGATCTACCAGAAGCAGATCCCCGAGCGCTCGAACGAACTGGTGCAGGTGTTCTACGTCGGCGTACGGCGCGGCCGCAAGAATCAGGTCAAGGTCGTGCGCGGCCGGGTCACAAATCTCGACGCCTACTACTGGACGTGGCTGGAATTCGGCCACGCCTATGTCCCGCCGCGTCCGAAGGGTATGTCGCTGAAGGCACATCGCGCAGCGGTCAAGGCGATGCCCACCGCGATCTGGGTTGAACCACGCTCGTTTATGCGGCCGGCATTTGCGATTGCGAAGGATCAGGCGATTCAGGCCATGATCGATTACCTCGCAGCCCGCATTCCAAAGGAAGCGGCAAACCTCGGTCTGTTGATGAAGTAACTGCGTGAAATGACCACGATCCAGGAGCAGGTCGCTGCACTCCTGCAGCCGCTGGCCGCCGGCGGAGCCTCGCCCCAGGTGCAACTACAGGACAGCACCTATCCGTACATCGTCTACCGGCGCCTCGCGAGTCCGGTCTGCAACACGCTTGCCGGCAACGGCTCGCCACCGATCAACAACACGCTCTTCGAGATCTCGTCCTGGGGCTACACATATGCCGATGCCGTGGCGACCGCTTCGGCCGTGGCCGCTGCCTTCCAGTCGTGGAGCATCCAGAACGTCCTGCAGCATGAGCAGGACCTGTACGAATCCGACGTCAAGGCTTTCCGTGTCGTGCATACGTTTTCCGTCTGGCACGACTGACCTGCTTCTGCTTTCCCTGTCTTCTTTCCCTCTGGAGTCACATCCATGACCTCGACTGCCATTTCGTCGCAGGGCTCGTCGTTTGCCGTGTCAGGCGGCACCGGCGCCGCCGTCAGTATCACCGGAATCATTCTCGGCTACCCCACCATCATCGAGGCAACCGCGCACGGCTTCAGCAACGGCGACGTCGTGTCGTTCGCCGGCGTCGGCGGCGAGACGGGTCTTAACGGCCAGTCACTCGTCGTGACCAACGTGACGCCGAATACGTTCGCGGTCAACTTCAACTCGACAGGCGGTGCATCGTGGACCTCAGGGGGCACGGCCACGCCCGTTGCCTGGACGCCGATCGGCAACTTCAAGACCATCAAGGGCTTCGACGGCAAGACATCGAAGCTCGACGCGACGAACCTTGCGTCGCTCGCGAAGGAATATCGCGCAGGTCTACAGGATCCGGGCAATTTCAGCTTCGACGTCGATATCGACCTGACCGATGCGGGGCAGCTTGCGCTACAGACGCTCAAGGCGAGCAGCGCGCTAGCAAATTATCGGCTCACGCTGCCCAACGGCCACACCGCGACCTTCACCGCGTTCGTCGAATCGTTCCCTTGGGATGGCGGTGTGGACAAGCTGCTGACCGCCACTATCAACCTGATTATCACCGGGCCGATCACGATTGCGTGATCTCCGGTTGCTTCCTGTCACCTCACCACGGAACTTCCATGTCCACGATCCTGAATCGTGCCGCCATCCTTGCGGCCAATGACCTCGCAACCGTTACCGTCGACGTGCCCGAATGGGGCGGCGCCGTCATCATCCGTTCGATGACGGGCGCGCAACGCGACGCCTATGAAACCAGCCTGATGACGAAAGACTCGTCCGGCCGCTATAGCGTCGATACCGAAAACATGCGGGCGAAGCTCGTGATCTTCACGGCGGTCGATGAGACCGGCTCGCCGCTCTTCACACCGGATGACCTGCCCGCGCTCGCAAGCAAGAACGCGGCCGTGATCGAGCGCCTGTTCGTCGCCGCGCAGCGCATCAACGGCCTGTCGAAGGACGCCGTGGCGGACGCGGAAAAAAACTCCGTGAGCGGCCAGCCCGACGCTTCTGCTTCCGGCTCGCCGCAGCCCTCGGCATGACGGTCCGGCAACTGCTGGCCAATCTCGACAGCAGTGAACTGACCGAATGGATGGCCTTCGAGCGCATCGAGGCGATTGGTGAGGCACGCGCCGATCTGCGTGCCGGCATCATCGCTGCGGCCGTCGGCAATCACGGCAACCGTACCTTGCCCAAGCCCTACCGGGCGAGTGACTTCATGCCCTACCTGTCGCGCGTCGAAGAAAAACCGATCTTTTTCGACGACCCCGAGCAGCAATCCGCCACGATCCTGAAACTGGTTTTCAACCGCACGTAATCTACCTATGTCGCTCGGCTCCCTCGTTCTCGAACTGCAGGGCAACGTCGCCCGCACGCAGGAAGACATGGGGCGCCTGCAGCAGATCGTCGAGTCTGCGATGCGCCGCATGGATGTGGCCGCATCCCGTACATCCGACAACATCCAGGGCGTCGCCACGGCTGGGCGTGCGATCCAGCGCGTACAGGGCGCCGAGGAAGCCGCAGCCAGCATCGAACGGGTCGGCCACGCATCGGTCGGTGCGCGACGCGAGATGCTGGTGCTCGCCCATGAACTGGCCACCGGCAACTTCAAGCGCGCGGCAGGATCGCTCATGGTGCTGGGCGAGCGTATCGACATCATGTCGAAGCTCGCATCCCCGGCAGGCATTGCGATCGTAGGGCTTACCGCAGCCGTTGCCGGCTTTGCCGCGATGGTAATCAAGGGCGCGATGGAGTCGGCCCAGTTCGCACGCTCGATCATGCTGACCGGCAACTACGCCGGCCAGACCGAAGCGAGCTATAACCGACTGTCGCGCAGTGTCGCCGATGCCACGGGTGCCACGATCAGCAATGCGCGCGAGATCACGCAGGCACTGATCTCGTCCGGGCGCATCAGTTCAGGGGCGCTCGAATCCGTCGCGCTTACCGCCACCCGACTGCAGGTCGCCACCGGCCAGAATGCGCAGGAGATCGTGCGCCAGTTCGCCGGCATGTCGGACGGCGTGCTGAAATGGGCACTCGATGCGAACAGACAGTATCACTTCGTCGACGGCGCGCTGTACGACCACATCAAGGCGCTCGAGCAGGCCGGACAGCAGGAAAAGGCGATGGAGGTTGCCTCAACTGCGCTATACCAGCACCTTGGCAACGCAGCAACGGAGAACCTCGGTTACATCGAGCGCGCGTGGCGCGGCGTCAAATCCGCCATCAGCGATGCTGCCGACGCGCTGATGTCGGTGGGTCGAGCTGAGACGGCAGCGGAAACGGCCGCTCGCATCAATCGGACGCTCGCTGCGAAGCGCTCGGGGCAGACCGACACATCCTATGCACTTGGCGTTGGCGAGGGACTCGGCGGACTTGAGGCGGGCGGGAGTTACGACGACCTGACTCGCCAGCAGTCGGCAGCCACATCACTCGCGCGTCGCCAGCAGGATGCGGCGTCACTGGCGGCCTACAAGGCGCACACCGATGAGGTGGTCGTCGCGGCGAAGACGCGCTGGGACGAGCTCGCGAAGGCGCACAAGGTCGGCGCGGAGCGCCTGAAGGAAGAACTCGACGAAGCCGCTCGTGTCGGCCAGCAGGCGGACGCCTCACCCACCGACATCGCCGCGATGCAGGAGCGTATCCGCAAGGAATACAGCCATGGGAGTGGCGCGGGACTCGATCGCGCGAATCTCGACGCGCAGACCCAGCCGATCCAGGAACAGATCACCTCGCAGTCCCGGTTGCTGCAGGATCGGCAGAAACAGCTGGAACTCGCGTATCGCGATGACCACATCAGCGAGCAGGCGTACTACGACCAGTCGAAGGCGGCGATCGAGCAGTACAACTCTCAGATCCGCACGCTCTACGATCAGCAGATCACGATCGTCGAAGGCGCGGCAAAGCGCACGGCCGATGCCCGGACCCGCGTCACGCTGACGAACCGGGCGAACGCGCTGCGCAACGACGAACAGCAGGCGCTACTGCAGTCGTCGGAGCGATTGTCAGAACTGACCGAGAAGCAGACCGAGGATACGCGTAAATACCGGGACGAGGTCAAGAAGCTGAACTCGGAACTCGGCAAGCTCGACCGTGATCCGGGGCGCACGGCGGGCGCGGATTTTGATCGCGAGCACGGTCATCTGCAGCGGCAGGCCACATTGAGCGGCGACACCGATACGCTTACCACGCTAGCACAGGCACGCAATGCTGCCGTCGCACAGGCGCAGATGAATTCGCTGAAGCAGGAAGCTGAGCAGATCACCCAACGGCTTACCCTCGCGGAGAAGGAACTGGCCGTCGCACAGGAGACAGGCGAGAAAGGTGCCGTTGCCGGCATGGTCGACCTCGGCCACCTTCGCCAGCAGGCCGCGCAGCAGCTTGCGCAGATCCAGCAGCAGATGCAGGGCATCGCATCGAACTCGGGCCTGCCGCAACTCGATCTTCAGGCGCAGCAGTTCGGCCTGCAAGTCCAGCAACTGTCCGCCTCGAGCAACGTGCTCGGCAAGTCCATCTCAGACGTCTTCGCCCATTCGTTCGCGAGCATGCTCGACAACACGATCACCCGCACGAAGACGCTGCGGCAGGAGTTCCTCGATATGGCAAACAGCATCGAGCAGGCCATCACGCGAATCATTGCGCAGGACCTGACAAACCAGTTGTTCGGCATTGGCTCGGGCGCCGGTTCCGGCAGCGGTTCGGGCGGATGGCTCGGACAGCTGTTCAGCTGGGGAATGGGACTGCTTGGGCTGACGGGTGGCAGTGCAATGTCTTTTTCGACCGATGTCATGTCCTCGGGCCTGATGGGGCTGACACCTGATCTCAGTGTCGCGGCGGACGATATCGGCAGCATGCTGACCTATCCGTTTCATATGGCATCCGGCGGCGATACGTCGCCCGGTGGCCTGTACGAGGTCAACGAAAAAGGACCAGAGCTGCTGACCGTCGCGAATCGCACGTTCCTCATGATGGGCAACCAGGGCGGTACGGTTACCCCGGGTGGTTCTTCCGGTCCCGCGCGCGGTGGCCACACGTTCAACCTGAATATTGCGGTGCCGCCCGGCACGACCCGGCAGAGCGCGCAGCAGCAAGCGCAGGCCATCATGCGGCAGGCGAACATCGCGGTAGCAAGGAACGGTTGATTACGCGATGACCACATTTCTCGAATCGCCCCGCTTTCCGGACAACATCGCGTTCGGTGCCACGGTCGGCCCAACGTACCTGACCGTCGTCAATCAGGTCTACAGCGGGCGCGACGCGCGCATCCCCGCCTGGACGCAGGCGCGCATCCACTTCGAAGTCGGACGTCGGGCGATGAACGCCGCCGATACCGCCACGCTTGATGCCTTCTTTCGCACGGTCAAGGGACGCGCATATGGTTTTCGTATCAAGGACTGGACCGATTACTCCGACAGCGGCGCCGGCGCACTGGTTGCAACCGCAACGAGTGGCGTCTACCAGATGACGAAGCTGTATGCGAACGGCGCGCTCACTGAATCGCGGCTGATCCAGAAGCCGGTGGCAGGCAGCGTGCAGATTATCAAATCCGGCGTGCCCCTCACGACGGGCGTCACGCTCGACACGACCACGGGCCTTGTGACGATCACGCCGGCGCCGACAGGCTCGCCCATGCTCACGTGGACCGGGCAGTTCGATGTGCCCGTGCGCTTCGATGTCGACCAGATGAAGAAGCAGATCATGGACCGCAATGGTGCGGTCGGCGACCTGCTGGTCGACTGGGGCTCGATTCCCCTGATAGAGATCCGCCCGTAATTCGCCATCTTCATGCGTTCGATTCCCACCGCCCTCCTCGCCACGCTCCAGGCCGAGGTGCAGACCGTCTGCACGCTCTGGAAAATCACCCGCACCGACGGACATGTGTTCGCATTCACCGATCTCGACCAGTCTGTCACCTGCGGCGGACTCACGTATCAGTCTGCGGGCGGCTACACCCATTCGCAGATCGACAGCACGATCGACCTCTCCACCTCGAACCTCGAGGTGCAGGCCGTGTTTGACAGTTCGGCCATCACACAGGCCTCGCTCGAGTCCGGACAGTGGGATTTCGCGCAGGTGACATGCATGCTGGTCGACTACACAAACCCGTCGGCGGGTGCCGTGACGCTGGCGAGCGGCACGCTCGGTCAGGTGACTATCACGAACGGCGCCTACCAAGTCGAAATGCGCGGGGTGGCCCAACTGATGCAGCAAGAACAAGGGGACGTATACAGCCCGACCTGCCGCGCGCAGTTGGGCGACACCAGGTGCACGGTCGATCTGACGTCGCTCACATTCAACGGCACGGTCGCGAGCGTGAATAGCGCGATCAGCTGGAGCGATCCGGGCCTCACGCAAACCGGGCCGGTCGTCGCCTATACGGATACGACCGGCCACAAGATCCCGACGCGCTCTCCGTTCACGGTCCAGGTCGTGCCACCGAATGGTGGTGCATTTGTCTCGACGATCTCGGTCGTCGATTCGTATGGCACCTCGTATAGCGTCGGCAATGGGTCCGGGCAGTACACGGTCAATGCTTCCGGCCTCTACACATTCAATAGCGCACAGGCCGGCGGCGAGATC